ATGATGATGCCATTAGTAAGTGGTGACAAGACTCGTCTTGGTAAAGCTCTATCATTTGAAAATGTAAATTTTAAACCAAAAGAATCAGCAGAGTCTATTATTGATAGGCTTTCAAAGAGTGAATTCTTTGTACCTAAACAAGTAGATGATATACCTATTATCAATCTTGACAAGGAGACTAAAGGTGAATATGCAGCTAGACACAATATTACTGAAGCTGAAGTTGATACTCATAAGGCTAATGAAGACTCTGTAAGAATTAAAGAAATTAAAAATGTTCCTACAATGGAAGTGGACAATGCTAGTGTTATTAAAGAGTTTGCTAATAAAACCTGGACTAAACTATATAATCTTCCTGAGAATATGTTTAAAGACTTCCAGTCTTACTTAGACTTTAAGATTCAAAGAACTAAGATTGAACATCAAGAACCTGAAAGTACTTTCCATGAAAAGAATGCAGAGTCATTGGCTGCAGCTGAACAAGAATCATTTACTAGAAGACAAGAACACTATAATACAGTTGGTGATCTTCAAGCTGAAATTGATGGATTAAAAACATTACATCAATCAGAAACAAATCCTCAAGAAAAAGCTGATCTTACTAAACAAATTAATGATAAAGAAACAGAACTTAAAACATTAAAAGAGAATGAACCACCCGAAGCTTACATCTCTCATAAAGAGTTTTTAACAAGTGAAGATACACACAATGTATTAACAGGCTCTACTACTATTGGTGAAGCTTTAGACCGTCTTGTAGAGGGTAGTTTAGGTAACCCTATTGAAAAAGCTTTATTTAAACTTCTTAGATCTAATAAATATATTAGTGAGATACCATTAAATCTTAATCCTAAAGTTCAACCTATAGATAAAGAAGGTTATATCATCTCTGGTTCTTATACTAGAAAGAAAATAGGTGACGGAGCATTTGATGATGGAGTTTTAGATCTTAATAAAGATGCTAATTTACACACGTTTGGTCATGAAGTACTACATGCTGCTACTCTTAATGCAATGGATCATGACCCTGAGTTTGCTAAACAGATGGATGACTTCTTTGAAAAACTTAAAGCTACTGCAACTAAAGATGAAATGTGGGAAAGTCAAACTGAAAAGTCTTTCTACGGTTTAGCTGATGCTAGAGAGATGATCTCTGAAGCATTCTCTAATAATGCATTTCAAAGGTGGATGAGTGAAAGACCACCACTACTAGATGTTAAAGCTCCTAGTGCCTGGCAAGAGTTTAAAAACATTATTAAAGAATACCTTGGTAATGGTAAAGAGAATACTCAAACTGCATTAGATCAACTTATAGATCTTACACATCAGAACTTATCTAAAGACCAGAAGTTTGGTGACTTTACTAGAAAAGGTGGTCCATCAGACCTTAGGTATAAAGATAGTTCTTATCAATCTTATTTAACTCAAAGTGCAATGGAACAAGCTTCTGTTAATCCATTCTTTAATTTAGATAACTTAGGATTACCTCCTATGCCAACTAATGAAAAAGAATTGGCAGATGGTGCTTTTATTTCAGCTAATGCTAAGATGATTGACAACATTAGAGGTATTAAACTATATCAAATAGCTTTGAATGAGGGTTTGTCACCTGAAATGCAAAACAATATTAGAATGCATTTAGAAGGGGTTGATGCACCTCCATTAACTAAGGCAGAACAAGCACTCTTTGATAAGTATTATCAACCTTTAATTACTGAGCTTACTAAAGCTTATGAATATCTTAAAGGTATTAACCCTGAGCTTGCTAATCAACTTGGTGAAATGAGAGGTGATAAGTTCTTCTTTAATAGAATGATGAACCCATTAACTCGTGAACAAATTAAAACTATGCAAGAGAATGGTACTATTGAAAATCCTAATTTCTTTGGTAAGATTAAGAATACATTTGCAGAACTAGGTGGTAAACTAGAAGGTGGTTTTGATCCTAACTTAGGTAAACTATCTAGTGCTTCTAAGACTCGTTCATTCTGGGTAGTTAAGAATAAAGATGGTACTAGTGATGTAGTTCAGATTGCTAAAGATGGTAAGATTTTTAAATGGGATAAACAAAAGGCTACATTAATTGGTAGAATGCCACCACGTGCTGAGATGTTACGTGAGGGTGATACCTTCTTTGGTGGTAAATTAGCTCAAGGTTCTATTGAACAACTTGAAACTCATGCACCTGTAACTTATAATAAGAATTCATTTGCAGTGTTAATTCAAAAGATGAATGAAGCTCGTGAGGAAGTACGTCAAGACGCATACCTTAGAAAACTTATGGCATCTCCTATGATGAAAGAAATTGCTTTACCTACTCATGCAGATGGTAAACTACAAGAGATACCTGAAGGTTATGCTATACCTAAGAGTGTACAAAAGTATCCACCATTAGCTGGCTACATGTTCCCTGTTCGTGTTGCTAATATTATTAATGACTTTGCTAAAGCTTGGGAACCTACAGTATTAACTAACTTAACTAACATTATTGTTAAGAACATGATGGTTAACCCTATAGCCCACATGTTAAACGAAGCATTCCACTTGTATAATGCCCGTGGTCTATCTGGTTGGGTAACCCCTGGTGGTATAGCAAGATTCCAAAAGTTTGGTAAACTAGCTATTGATGATGTAGTTAACCTATCAGATTTCTATGAAGAGACTATTAGACTTGGTGGTTCTTTACTAGCACCAGGTACAAGGGCTTCTGCTTTTCAAGAAGCACTATTTGGTAAAGGTTTAAATGAATTCTCTAAGACAGGTGAGTTTAAAGAGTTAGCTAATGACATGGGTGTATCTCTTAAACAACTATACAATAACATATCTAAACAATCTAACAGAGCTATGTGGATTACTCGTGATATTATGTATATGCAATATCTCAGAGAGATAATGGAAACTAAAGGATTGTCACACCCTGAAGCCATTGCTTATGCAGAACGACATATGCCTAACTATAGACTTCCATCAATGATTGGTGAGAAAGTTGTTGGGGAGAATGTAGGTAGAGGTTTAAGTTACATTATGCAAAACCCTAACATCTCAGTGTTTAGTCGCTACCACTATGGTATGGTTAAGTCTTTAGTAAATATGGTGCAAGAGGTAGGTGCTATACGTAAAGGTGCAGAAGGTGTTAAAGAGTTTAAACAAGGTATAGATTCTGCCGCAGCTGTGGCTGTTGCTATAGCTATTATGTATCCAGTTATGGATATGATGGCTAAATCAATGACAGACAATGACAAAGCTAAGTTTAGACGTGCAGGTCCATACCATTTAATACATGCTATGGAAGATGTAGTATCAGGTTCTAAATCTCCTGCTGCAGCTATGAACTCTGTGTTTACATTTAACCCAGCACTAAGCGGTCTAGTACAACTTGGTATGAATACTAATTGGTACAATGGTCAAGCTATTTATAATCCACAAAGTGATCCTGTAACCTTAGCATCTGATATAGCTCGTTATACGGGTATGCAATTACCAATGGCTAGCCAAGCATTACGTGCTGAGTCTGATAAATCTGGTGAAGGTTATAGTGCTATGGCTGCTCGTCAAATTGATATTGAATCTCCAACAGCTGCTCAATATGTTTCTACTGAACAACGTAAACGTAATGCAGCTAAAGATGCTCTTAGACGTAATTTAGAAAGACAATTAAGGGGCTTTTAATGGCACAAGGATTAGCACCAATACCCAATCAACCTATAAGTGATACCCATGAGTGGAGAGAATGGTTCTTTAATTTATGGCAAAGTTTAGGTGGTACTTCAGGAAGTATCTTTTATACAGGTTTAAACTTTACAGGGTCTAACTTAACTAGTATTCAAACAAGAGCCCATAATACATTACAAGGTTTACAAGGTGGTAATATAGGTGGTACTGAGTACTACCATTTAGATGCTACTCAATATTCTACTTTAACATCATTGTCATTACCTTTATCTATTGCTAACGGTGGAACTGCTGCTACTACGGCAGAACAGCTAGAACTAATTTAGGATTAGGAAGTGGTTTATCTGTAACTATTACTACAGCTAAATTAACTACTATTGGTGTTAATGGTAGCATGACATTTACTAATGGTATTTTAACAGCACAAACACAAGCTACATAATGAAACTATCAATTAAAAGATTTGAATTTGCTAAGACCTATACTGTAGGTAAATTATATGTTAATGGTACGTTTTATTGTTACACTTTAGAAGACACAGTTAGACCTAAGGGGGAGAAAGTAGATGGGCAAACAGCTATTCCTACTGGCACTTATTCTGTCATCATTGATGTTTCTAATCGTTTTAAGCGTAGACTACCTCATGTACTAAATGTACCTGGGTTTGAGGGTGTGCGTATTCACACAGGAAACACTAGTGCTAATACTGAGGGATGTATCTTAGTTGGTACTACGTGGGCAGGGAAAGATTTTATTGGTAATTCTAAGATTGCTTTTGATCCATTGTTTGATAAGATGGAATTAGAAAAGACTATAGAACTTATAATAGAATAAAAAAAGGGGAGCATTGCACTCCCCCTACTACAATTAGCCCTTCAGAAAGGCTAGTACTTCATCAAAGGTTGCAAAGATTGCAATCTTGTTATCCTGTGTTTTGGTCAGGACATCAAGTTTTGTTGCATTGACAATGTAACCATTTGATACTTTATTTACTTGCACGCCATCATAATTCATACTATCTCCTTATGTTAATGTAATTACTACTCTAAATATGAGAAGTTCTAATACTAAATAAGAACCATCGTCGTCTAACTCTGGAATATATTTAGTATCGACTATCTCAAAACCAAGTGATACACCGCATATGGGTTTAATTGACACTTCCATTATGCTATCTCACAACTTGAACCAGTACACGCAAGTGTCTGGGATCCTTCGGTATTATCATCCTTTTCAATAAGATCTTCCCAGTTAATATCACCAGGCATCTCGGATGCTAATTCTTTGTACTGCTCTTCTGTAATGTCTTCATACGGTGCTTGTTGATACGTATGATTTGAATGTGGAAGGAAGCTAATACCACTAACCTCATCAAAGTATTTCCATACCCATGCACCTACTTCAGGCCATTCATTATCTGTTACTGTAATAGTTACAGATGGTTTGTGCTCACACCAATGACGTTGATAAACTAACCATAAGTTAAGTTGTTCTAAAGCAGTCATATCATTACGAGTTATAGCACCTTTAGGAGCTTTCATCGGAAAGCTGAATACAGCTGTTGAATCAGGACGGAACACTTCGTCTTCTACTGGAAAGCCTTTTTCTTTAAGGAACGAGTACACAGGGTCCTTTTTGTCAATTCGTACCCTTCGTATATAAAAAGCGTTGTGTCTAGCATGAATGCCACTAGCACTGTCCACCAACTGGCTGACTGTACCTGAAGGCTTAACACAAGTGATAGAAGCAGAAGGAGCAATACCAAGCTCTTTAGAAAGTTGTTTATTTGTTTCTCTAGCTGCATCACGTAGTTCCTCTAATAGTAATGGATCAGGATTGTTAGTTACTTTACAATCCATAATACCTGTTAATGACACTCCTAGTAAACGTTCTTCTTCAGTATTCTTTTTCCATTCTTCAGACAAGAATTGGAAGTCTATGAGTGTAGACTGTATAGTACCTAAGATTGTAGCTAACTTAACTTTTCTAAGTAAAGAATCTCTGGTATCTTTTTCCCGTACAACCACTTCCGTAAGATTACAGAATTGTTTATCACGGAGGATAATTTCTGAACATGGATTGGTTCCGTAGCTGAGAGTTGGATCTCGTCGTCCCCATTTTGCTGCTTGATTTTGAGAAGCAACGCGATTAAATACTCCTCGTTCACCTGACTTGGACTTAACCAAACTGACCCATTCTTCCATGAAAGTTTCACTATCGGGTTTCTCAGTATATGCAACTGAATTGTTGGCAAGACCTCTGTACGGATAATCATTATACCATGCTCCTGTTTTAGCATCTCTCATACGTTTGTCTGTAAGATTAGAAAGTGAGATAAGAGCTGATCGTCTTACACCCCCAACAACAACAATCTCACCAATCATACATAAGATGTCATGTACTTCTAAACTATTAAGTTTTCTGCCTGCAGATCCTTTGCAAGTATCCATCGTGAACTTGAACAACTTCCGCAATGGGTCAGGGCCACTAGCTCTCCCTCCAAATGTTTTAAGTCTGGCTCCAGCTGGTCTGACTTTACTATAGTCAACTTTAGGGATGTCACCTTCCCACAATGAGGACAGGAGCTTTTTAAATGCTTTAGCCCACCCAAGCTTTGAGTCTGCAACTGATATGACATCATCAACCTCCTTAAAAGTATTAGGTAGTGGAGGTAACTTATCAATCTCTTGACGTTCACATGAGAACCCTACACCTGTACCATTCATTAGAATGTAAAGAGCCTCAGAGAATGCTCTCTTGTTATTAATAGCAAGGTAAGAACAGTTATAAGCTGAGATATTATCTCTATCACATGCTTCACCTGCGGTCATTAATAGACGCATAGATGGCATAACCTCTAGGTCTACAATAGATTGTTTTAAATCATCCCAGGGTATAGACTTAGCAGTAGTCTTAATCTTTAAATAAGATACAAGTCTATCAACAGTTTCTTCCCAGGACTCTCGTCTTTGCTCAGCCTCAATGTATCTAGCGTATCGAGACTTATGTATAAACTTACTGTAGTTCGTCAGTTTCGTAGTCATCGTTAATTTCTTTCTGAAGTTTATCGTAGTTATCTTCTACTAGATCTGAGAAACGTTCTACCAAATCGTAAGAAGTAATGTTTAATAATTCTAAAAGAGTTATCTCGTCCAGTCTATCCGCAAGCCGTTCTTTTAACTCTTCTAAAGTTAGTTGCATGTTATGATTTCAATTCTTTTAATAGTTCTACATAATGGATAACTTTGTCTAAGTCTTCCACCCCACCTTTATCTTGCCATCTACAAATGTATTTAATAATGTTTCCTTCAATAAATGGTAAGTTATTCTTAACTATAAACTCTATAGGTTGTATAGGAAATTGTCTATAGTGACTACCTGCTATTTGTTTTCTTAATGCACTCATACTAATATTATACCATCCTTTTTAAACATTCACAAGCTTTATAGAACCTTTTTCTTTAAGGTTAGTACCATCTCTAAACCAGTTACCACACGTACGGCATTGATATCGTTGGTATTTGCCTGTAGAAGTAATGTTATACCCTCTTTTCTGGAAAGATTTAGAGGTACATGTAGGACAACATAGTCCATTGTTCTCAAGTAGGTTACGGTTAAGATGGTTTTTAATCCAAGGTTTAAAGCGTTCATAGACCTTTTCTAGAAGGATAACATCGTTCTTGTTATACTCTTCCATAGTCTTCCAAGCCTTAGGAATACCCGCCATACATTGTACCCATAGTTCATGTCCACTGTGTGCAGTCTTTTTACCTAGTCCTAGTTGCTGTGCTACATAGTCTAGTTTGTTAGATACAAATCTAAACCTACCTCTAGCTACAGTTAGTAAGTCAATTTCTTTAAAGGGTGCTGGTGGAAACATATCATTTAGTAAGAACTCTTTATTAAGAGAAGGGATATCAAAACGTTTACCATTGTAATGAATAACAGCATCAGCTTCATCAAGTAGTTTGTGTATGCCTTCTAGCATTTTCTTTTCACCAGACTTTTTTACAGACTGGAACATCATTTCTTTACTACCAAGCCATTTAGCTGCGTAGCACATGACATATGAACTCTCTTGCAATTGATTGATACCAATGTTCTGATCCCAGATACCCCACACATGAGCTACATTAGGAGCCATTTCAATATCTAATAGTAATATTTTACTCATTTCTTTATCCTTTGTTTTTTCTCTTTAAGAGTTTTCTTGTCATGACACTCTTTACAGAGCACTTGCAAGTTATCTTTGGTACAATAAAGCTTTTCAATGAAGTCATCCCAAGATGTAAACCCAACCTTAACATCAACCACTGGTTTGATATGATCCACTTGAACTTGTTTAGCAGGGTACTCGTTTTTACAAGATTTACATTTATAATGCATACCCATTCGTTTAGTAAGTGCATTAACTTTCTTACCAGTTTGTGCTTCCTTGAGCGTTTCGTATTTAGGAGGCCAACGTCTGTACCCTCCCCGCAACACGGACGTAATAAATCCTTTGATTCTACCATCAGTCCACTCCATTATAATGTAGGTTCTTTTTTATAAGTATCATCTATCTTAGGACTACTAAGAAAGACATTGGCAGGGAATCTGCTCTTGTCACCTTTGTACCATTGTATTACAACATCTTCACCCTCGTGAGTATAACACGCTAGAAGACGGTCACCGTCAATCCTAGTAGCTACTGCAGTTAAAGGGTATAAATCTTTAAGCTCAGGTAAAACACATACAATATTTGAAATGGTTATAATTACATTTTCATTATATTTGTAATGTAAATATTTATAAGGTTCAGCAATTGTACTTGTACTTAAGCATAGACCGATAATTAACAATAGTTTTTTCATGTTATCTCCACGTGATGATAGTAGTAATTACGGATACTTAACGCGTTCGTCAAGCATTGCATTTGAAACCTTATAAGACTGTTCAGCTAATTCTTTAGGGTCTTCCGACCAATTAGAATCAATGAATGCATGTAATGCTTCCATGGCTATGTAATCCCTAAGGTTCATACCAGTATAGATTTGTTTCTTGTTATCTTGACACGGGAATGCTGGTGAGTTTCCGTTACTCATGTTACTCTCCTTCATAAATTAAAATCATTAGAGCTACCCATATTAAGATGATCAATTGATTTGACCACCTTCTTGTTTGAATAAATCTAACTCCTGTGTAACCGCATCTGTTGCAACTTCAAAGACACCTCTACGCACCAGTTCTTTAATAGCATAGTCCATTAAGAAGGCAGCTTCTTTAGGGTCTACATGGAACTCAAAGTCTAATGACCCGTCTTTATTCTGTACACAATTTGATATAAGCATCTAACCAGTTTTCCTTTCCTTTTTGTCTAATCCAAAGAACCTGAGCATTCATCTTAAACTCTTCATCGTTACTATAAGCATTTCTAACTGAGTCAAACAAGTGTTGTTCTGTTTCACATTCAGCTAAGATTTTATCTGCTTTCTTAGTACCAATCTTTTCTATGCCTTTAATGTTATCAGACCTATCACCCATAAGACATT